GTAAAATAGTTGCATTTGATTGAAGATCCGTTCGAAGTTGAAGTGTATTCGCCGTCATTTCACCTCGAATTGTGATGACATTTGCCGCCATCTCACTTCGTAAAATAGTTGCATTTGATTGAAGATCCGTTCGAAGTTGAAGTGTATTCGCGGTCATTTCACCTCGAATAGTCACAGTGTTTGCAGCCATTTCATTGCGTAAAATAGTTGCGTTTGATTGAAGATCCGTTCGAAGTTGAAGTGTATTCGACGCCATTTCACCTCGAATAGTCACGGTGTTTGCAGCCATCTCGTCTCGCAAAATACTCGCATTTGATTGGAGGTCTTCACGTAATTGTATCGTGTTCGCGGTCATTTCATCGCGTAAAATACTCGCATTTGACTGGAGGTCTTCGCGTAATTGTATCGTATTCGCGGTCATTTCATCGCGCAAAATATTCGCATTTGATTGGAGATCCTCACGTAACTGTATCGTGTTCGCGGTCATTTCATCACGTAAAATACTCGCATTTGATTGGAGATCCTCGCGTAATTGTATCGTGTTTGCTGCCATTTCACTTCGGATGACATCTAGGTTCGCAGATAAATCGGTGTCTTGTACGACATTTGACAAAAGAGAACCATCCCCTATGAAGCTATTTGCTGTGACATCACCATACACGCGCATCTGAATGAGGTTCGATGTATCTGGTGTGATGAATGTATCCGACGCCGAATTTTGTGTGTAACCGATGATATATTCATTGCTTGATTCAATATACGACGCTGTAACATTTGAACCGGGGCGTGTCATGATGAGACCCAAATCAAAAACAAAATCATCATCTGTGTTATTTTCACCCAACTCGATGATCGCATCTTTTACACGTAGATTTTCTGTCGAAATCGAAGTTGTCTGACCGACGACTGTGAGGTTACCCGCTATGTATGTGTCACCACCAACAGATAATTCGTGTTGTGGATTTGTATTGGCTATACCCACATTAGATGCAGTGATGAAACTAGTCGTGGTATTCATAAATTGCAAAGTTTCCGTGGTTGAATTGCCAGTTTCAGATACACCCTGTAAATTTAAACCGATTCCACTGTCTACGACTTCTTTTGTGGTTACATCGTAACAAATTACATTTGAATATAGCGAATTATTTAGTCTGATAGGAGAGACATATAACCCAGCTTCTGGGGCATGTATCACGTTCGAAGACGCATTAATTATTATGGTGTTCACAGCTTGTTCATCAGGAACATGCTTACCTATCCTGATCCTTTCGGATTTTTCGATAGTGTTAAGGTTTTTCACCATTTATATTAGTTCTCATTTTATTTCTGTCCAACCCGACTTCTTGTATACATGGAGTGTGTCGTTTTCGTTGTCGTATACGATTAGACCGGGTGTTGGTTGTTTTATGTTTTCGATTTCACTGCGAGACATGCGAGGTAAAAGTAAACCACCCGTTGTTGATTGAAGTGTTAACACAGCTGATGGATGTCCTTTGTGTGTTCCAACTGCCAATTTACCATTTGCATCCAATGTCATGTTAACCTTCATATCACCGCTCGTATCCCGAGTCTTAAATGCTATACCACCCGGGTTACCCGATGTAGTGCCGTTATTTGCCTTTACATAACCATTAATTTCAGCTAAATTACTTAAACATATTCCATCCGCTTCTCCAATTCTAGATGTTAATTTCGGTGCACTACACGTGATGATTCGCGAAGCCGTGACATCGTTATGTATTTTTAGTGGTAGATTTGTCTCATTCGAACACGATAACACGTGTGTGAAAGAAATGTTTGATATGAGAGAACCATCACCTTCGAGAGGTGCGTTTTCGATGGCTGCAATTCTCTCACGCATACCCGGAAGATCTTTAATGTCTTCCACAGTTTGTTCGAGTATTGATTTAGTTTTACTAATTAGCAATTCAAGTGGTTCAATGCGGTGTAATTCTTTGTATACGTGTTTAAATTGTAAAAGTTGTTGTTTTATTGGTGCTAGTTCATTAAATCGCAAGATTGTCTTTTCCAAATCTATTATTCTAGATGTATTTTCGTGAACACGCGGAACTATCTTTTTTGTATCATGAATGATTGGTATCGATGTTTGAATAACAGAGACATCTTTACTTAAACGCTCTATTTCGGGTAGATTATGTATACTCGCTTCTATGCTATTTATCCTTTTTTCGCACGTGGTTATTCTAGGTATATTCGTTTCGAGTTTGGATATCCTTGGGTCTAAAACAGATAAGACATTTTCGTGCGCTGATGTATTTTTTTCAAGTGTATCAATTCGTGGTAATTCCACGCGAAGTTGGTCAATTTGTTTTTGTAGGAATGGGATCTCTTTTTCAATTGGTTCAAAACGTGGTATATTTGATTCTAATTTTGATACTCGTACATTTGTTGCATCAATATCGGTTATTTTGGCGACCCCATTGAGTGTGGTGCCATCTCCATGAAACGAAATGGCATTAATCTTCGCATCCGAATTTATGTTCCCCTTTACGTGAATTCGATTGTTTACGTAGACGGATCTACCCGCGTTTATGTCTTTTGTTATATTAATACTCGTGAAACACGGTGAATATCCATCAAAATCTTCTATCTGTGACACGGTGATATTTGATAAAAGTCCACCATCGGCCTTGAGTTCGCCGAGTATTTGTAGATTTTCCACGACTTCGCCTATGTCTACATTCAGATCATATTGTACATTAGATAAGAGACCTCCGTCGCCCACGAATTGCGTCGCTTCGATGGATCCGTCTATTTTTGTGTTCGCATTAATGGATAAACACCCATCACTCTTCGTGTGCATGAGCTGTATACCGTGTATGTCTACACCCACATTTTCAGTGGGTTTACACCCTTCACCTATTTCTAATACAGGTGTATATACGTGTTCTTCGTTGAGTGTCGTGAGATTTAACACGTCTAAATTTTTTACTTGTAGTTCGTCAAGTTTTAGTTTTGTGCCTCCTATATCGACGACTTCCTTCGTGATCGAATCATACGCAAGTAAGTTCGATGCACTCGCATTACGTATTGGACTTATGTATAATCCGCTGTGTTTGATATCACGAATTTTGTTTTCTGAGGCATTAAACACAATGGAGTTTCTGGGCTGCTCTGAATCAACGTATCGCCCGAGGCGCACCATATCAGTAGGCTGATTCACACCGGAATTCTTAACCATTTAATATACTATTGTATTTTAATTCGCGTATAGTAAACCAGCCATGCCATTTTCAACTCTCAAAATGTTATAGTTAACCGCATATATAGGGTGTGTTATTGGTAAAGTCTCACTTATAATTTTTACATTATCGAGACGACTAAAGTTTAGCGTACCTGTGGGTTGTAAAGAACTTGTTAATAGACAGAAACAATACATAAAAAAATCCGGAGAAGTCACATAATTCGTGTGATAATACGCCATGACGTCTATGTAATGTGGTTTCGCCCACTTAAAATTTCCTATATCAAGTCCATTTATGTTTAATTTAACTCGGTTTGATATGGATGTAAGTGCGCCATTAGATGATGTATCTGAAGATGCGATATATTTAACTGGATGACTAAATATGAGTTCTTGATCCAATTCACCCGATGGTATGTTTTTTTGCACTTGTGTGATGAGCATTTCGTGATTACGAGAAACTATATTTCCGCGCTCTTCATTGTCGAGATAGTAATAATTCGCATACAAATCATAATTATAGTTTCCGACGGCGTTCCCCCAGTGAATTCGTATTTCTACGTTATGATAATGCAATGCCACGAGTGGAAGTGCGCACTGAGGACCTTCACAAAAGAAAAATCGAAGTGGATAAAAGTATGATTTAGAGCTTATACCTGGGTGTGGACCGTTTGAGCTCTTAGACACATTCTGCGCAAATGTATCTATAGCGATTTTCTCCGTAAACACCGAATCTTGAGAATCGATGAGATGTCCCCCTATGTATAGTTCAATTTTATCTATCACTTGAGTCCAGTCTGTTATATCTATAGATTGATTGTTATCATCTACTGTGATATACAGGTATCCAAGCATATCACCAGTTTTGTCGAATTTTACGGATGTCATAGCGTTATTTTTCACATTACCCTGCATGAGTTGTTTCTCTACGGACTGTGAAAAATTTGAATGCCGTTTGAATGTCGACGTGAAGAATGATATCTCTGGTTCACCCATGATGTGTTCATCTTGAGCACCTATGGCTATCAATTGCACGACTCCCGCCGACATTTATAATACATAAAGGTAAAAAATACACGTACCTAACGCCCCGATTCAATGAAGGGCAAATTCTTATTCTTGCAAACAAATTTGAAAATAAAAAAGTTATCGGCGCCATCCGTCGTGGTAACACCGTTTTCATCTCTGAGTGTAAAACTCAATCTATCAACCTTTCTGACTGGAGTGATATATTGTGTAGCCACGTCATATTCATCCTTAAACACGATCGGATTGGAACCATCTTGTATCACCGCACCAAATCCCCTGTTAAGTGTAGTCATATTTGCTTGACCGCCGTACACATTTGAAGTTCTTTGGGAATAATTTGTGTTCAATTCGTCAACTGAAATGTGGCACACGTTTGAGCCAGCTGCATCGATACGAGCCGCCAAAAGACGAGCCTGAACAATGTTTTCGATTGGCTGTGTCAAGTGCACCGTAAAAGTATTTTTACTAGCTTGACCTATAGTATCAACCGTGATGGTGTGGTACTCGTATTCAAAATCTGGTAAAACTTGTCGAACCGTATTCACAGTAGTCATTACTAATACATTATATTAAAGATCCGCCGATTCCACCTATAATCTTTGCATCAGCGCTCTTCTTGACGAATTCTTGGTCGCCACAGATACCACCTGGAGTCAACGACTTCGTGTAGTAGGACGACTGTTCTGAACCTGGTACACACTCGATCTTGTGTTCCAAGTCAAAAATGGATTCGATAGAGCCTTCGGGGGCAACCGCAAGGTTGATTGGTCTGGGCTGGTAACCACTTCGTTTGCGTGGGAACAAAACCATCAACGCAGAGAGAAGGGCACACACCAAGGTGATAGCCTTGAGAGTGTTTCGATTCGTAGCATTGAGTTTCATCATTTATTATGTATGCAATATTTTTTATAAAGTGCGTTAAAGAATTTGAATTACTTTAAAAGTACAGAGTAATGGACGGAGAAATAACTCTCAATCGAAGTGTTGGTACTGTCATGAAACTTGATGACAATGAACAGGCGCTCATGGATGAGATTGAAATAGAAATGCCCCGTCCACGCTCTGCGCGTCGTGTTCCAAAACCAGCGGTGTATAGACCACCACAGTCATCTGCACCACCACCGTCAACGATGCAAGAGGACATCGATGCGTTCGCGAACCCAACAAAGCAATCGGCGCCACCACAACACCAAGAAGATCCAGTAGATTATGGTGAGTACGAGGAAGAAGATGATGAGCAGCCACAGTACATGCAGGGTGATTATGCGATGCAGGAAGAAGAGCGACCATCGCCTGGGTATAAATCGATCGATGAGGAAAAGGCGGATCTCGTGAATAAGCTTGGTCGCCTAGAAAAGAAGGGTTTTACCGTGAATAAGAGGCTCAATGTGTACTCGAATGTCGATGATTTGCGTACAGAAGTGAAGCGAATCACATATAGTATTGATGTCGATCGGTCTATTAAGTTCTCTCGTCGTATGCTGATTGCATGTGTCACAGGTCTTGAATTCCTGAATAAAAAGTACAATCCATTCGAGATTCAACTCGAAGGGTGGTCTGAAAATGTGATGGAAAATGTTGACGACTACGATGAAGTGTTTGAAGAGTTGTACGTCAAATACAGGACGAAGATGCACGTTGCCCCAGAAGTCAAACTCATCATGATGCTTGGTGGTTCAGCGATGATGTTCCACTTGACGAATAGCATGTTCAAGTCTGTCATGCCCAACATGAATGATATTTTGAAGCAAAATCCAGGTCTTGTTCAGAACATGGTAGACGCCGTGAAGAATACGACACCCAGGAGTGCAATGGAGTCTTCAACCAATGAATCATCGGGTGGTGAGCGTTACGAAATGAAGGGACCCGGTGTCGATATCTCAAGCTTGATGGGTAACATTATGATGCCACCCGTGCCACCCATGTCTACCACAGCACCAGAACCTATCCCATCATTTGACGATGATGACGATGATGCGATTTCGGATATAGTTGAAGGTCCAGCCGACGATGAAGATGATTCCGATGTAAAAGAGGTTAAGGTGTCCGCCGCAAAGAGTAAACGTGGACGTAAGAAGAAGTCCGTCGAAATAAATTTGTAGACATAGTATAAATGATAGGGTACTGCCCCCTTGAGGAAGAGCCACTACCTCGGCTTCCTCGGACGCATACCCCATCGGTAGGGGTTCGTCCGACCAGAGTGGGAAGTCGCACAGAAGATACCGAAACGAATTACGTTGTTTTATTCTTTATCGCGGGTGTGGTTGCACTCGCCGCGATGGATGCCATCAAGAAGTAAATGAACTATTTTTACCATTCGCATATCATGTGACTGGTAAAAACAGATTAAATTAAGCGTTTTCGAGATCCTCGACCATTTCACGGAGTTCGTTTATAGCCGCGACTGTGTATGCAATGAGACCCACGTAATCGAGTTTCGCGTGTTCTTCACCCCAGTCTTCGTAGTTGGGTTCGTTCTTTGTTTCATTTGGATTTGCATCTTTACCAAGTTCCACGAGGTGTCTCAGTTCTGGGGCATCATAATATATGTCTTGTGCTATGAAACCAGATTCTTCTAAACCGTCTTTGTCATACATGACTGGCTTGAGTTTAGAGAGAGTTTCTAGAGAATTGACTATGATGGAAGAATTAGACTTGGCTCGCGCATCGGATGTCTGGGACACGGTAATGTTTGTGAGACCCGAACCATCCCCGTAGTAAAATTCGGCGAACACGTTTCCAGTTATAACCAAATTTGCAGCAAAGTCATCACCAAGTTCACTGTAATGACTTGTACCGAACGATATCATGTGTTGTGGATTTGTGTTGTGAAATCCTATTCTACCTCTGGTGTAACCAGTATAGGATTCAGTTATGAACTGTGTAGATGCACCGGGTCCATTTACCCATTCAGGTACACCAGAACTGTTTATGGCTAAAAATTGTCCGGTAGCTCCTTTTGGTAATCGTGTCAGTGTGTTTGTCGCAGATGCATATAGTATGTCACCTGTAGTAAATCCGGTGATACCTGTCGTAGACGTTACCATAATGTTACCTTCAAGGGATGATATTCGACTGTCAAGTGATGTTACCGATGGTGAAGGGCTCCACTCCGGTACACCCGATGCATTCACGGACAGCACTTCACCTTGTGTCGAACTTATGGCAAGTTTGGATAATGTGCCAGTAGAAGATGCATAGAGTATGTCACCTTTTGTAAAATTTGTGGTGATTCCATTCGTGTTCGTGATGATCACCTTTTGATTGAGTGTGTTTATGCGCGATGAATTATCGTCCAATTGGGACTGTGGTACGATTGACGTCAGTTCCGAACCGTCGCCAAAGAATTCGAGTGCTGTCACATTTCCATTGACGACGACATTTCCACTCGCTTCAAGGGATGTTATCGGATTTGAAAACGTGATCTTATCGTTAGTAGTTGAACCCTGGGTTGTCACCTCTTGGAGTGTGGGTATGGGTAAATTTTGTAATTGAGAACCATCACCTATCAAGTACCCAGAAGCTTCAACGTCACCAGTGAAATATGCACCCTGTGTAGCCACGTTGTCATTCAATAGAACGTCATCGAGTGTAGGTGTAGGTAAATTTTGTATTAGTGAACCATCACCTATCAAGTACCCAGATGCTTCTAGGTCTCCGGTGAAATATGCACCTTGTGTTGCACTGTTACCATTTGCAACCACCGTTTGTAACGTGATATTAGGAGCAGCTGGTAAATTTTGAAGTTGTGAACCATCACCTATTAAAAATCCGGTTGCTTCGACATCGCCATCGAAATATGCACCACGGGTCGCCGTGTTACCGTTGTCCACAGTCGTCTCAAGTGTTATCGATGATTGTGGTGGTATATTTGTGAGTTGAGAACCGTCACCAATAAAAAAACCATGTGTTTCTACATTTCCTTGAAATTCTACACTCTGTGTAGACGTGTTACCTCTCTCTGTCACAGTTTGAAGTGTTTCAGGCGGATAACCCACAACATCGTATAATTTCCTATACGAGCGGCCCTGTGAACAACAGGGCATTCTATGATTATGTTCTATTATTTTTTGAGTCGTTCTATGCGCTCTCGTAGTTCTTGTATAGACCTCACAACATATGCGATGAAATGTAAATATCTTAGGCATGCGTGGCGTTTACCCCAATCGGAGTAATCGGGTTCGGGTGCATCATCATTTGGGGTGGCATCTCTATCCGTCCATACGATATGTCTCATTTCTTTTACGTCGTAATACATCTCTTGTGCTATGAATCCAGATTCACGTTTTCCTTGTTTGTCATATATTTTTGGTAACAACCTAGATAGTGTATCGAGGGTTGTAGACATGGCTTGTATTTTGGATTTACGACGTTTATCACTAAACACAAGCAATTGTCCAGCTTTACCTAATTGGGGTGCACCAGATGGATTTAACGTACCTACAAGTGGGCCCGAGGGAAATTGTGGAAATACCATTTTACTTCCATCTCCGTGTATATAATTTGCATATATAACACCGAATGTATATAATTTCCATTTTATACCAGATGGGTGTTTTGTACTACCAGTTCCAGAATATGAATGACCATCTTCTGAATAGAACATACCATCATTAAAACGAAAACTAAATAGGTTATTTAATATGTCGATTCGACCATTTGGAGAATCTAATAACTGATCCGTTCTGAGCTCTATGGTAATATAATTCAGTGTACCGGATGTACCACTTGTGAATATTGGTGCGTTACCCGCGTTCGTATCGTAATTACTTGGATGCAACCACATGATATTTTCACCCCGGTCGTTCATTCGTAGTAGACGTCCATAGCCGGTGCCGTAATCACCGTACGTGAGATGTGTGTTATCCGCCGTCGTTTCTCTTGCGAGTTTTCTTATGTCATTCGCATCGTATCCGTACAATATGTCACCAGTTGTGAGTGAAGTCAAGTTTGGTGAGTTGGTAAATATAAATTCATTCTCGAGGTCATTAGTCCTTGACCCTATATCCAATATATTCGTGATTGTTTCCCATTTTGGAAGTGATGTGGTCGTATCCGCTAACAGAAGCTGTCCATTTGAACCTATGGACAACTTACCTAACACACCATTTGCCGTAGATGTGAGTAAATCACCCTTTGTGACATCCGTGAGTCCACTCGTGTTTGTGATTATCTTCTTATTTTCGACACTTGATATACTCGAACTGAGCACCGATAATTCGTACGTGTTGGCCACACCACCCAAAAACTCACCATTTCCGATAAGTTTAGAACACGTCACATTTCCTGTAACAACCACATTCCCAATCGCTTCAAATGAGGTCACACCGTTTGTGAATGTTATGAATCTATTTGTCGATGAACCCGATGTAGTGACCTCTTGAAGTGTATTTATAGGTAAATTGGTTAGTACAGAGCCATCGCCTATTAAAAAGCCTGATGCGGTCACATCACCACCAAACACAGCGCCTACACTAGATACGTTATTAGTGGTAACTATGTCATTAAAATCGAGTGTTTGGTCGACGGCATTGGTTATGTATGTTCCATCCCCAATTAAATACCCAGATGCCTCCAAGTCTCCACCAAAATATGCACCACTTACAGTCACTGTATTCCCATTCACGACAACATCGTCGAGTGTTAATCCACTTGGACCCGTCACATAAGGTAAATTCGTAATGTACGTCGCATCACCTAACAAATATCCAGATGCTTCCAGATCACCATTAAAATATGCACCACGATTGGTAGTGTTACCGTTTGTCACGACGTCATCGAGTGTCATGAATGTGAAGTATTGAAAGTTTGTTATTTTTGATGCGTCACCTATGAAATAGCCATTTATATCTATGGAACCATCTATATTTATACCCTCCGTTGTAGTATTACCAGCAAGTGTAACGTCTTCTAATGTGAGATGTGGTATATCATCTATTCGCTTGTAGTATTTTCGATGAGACCTATCATCTGTGCTACACGGCATCTTGTAATTACACTACAATTTTATCAGACACTCTCCTCGCGAAAATGCATCGGGTTCCTCCTCTTTCATCTTAGGCATTTTGAAACCACCCTGTTTGTACACGCGAAGACGTTTGTTATACATGGCGTGACACACAGACCATTGATCGAATATGTCATATATGTTTGGGTTGTTCTTTTTACCTTTGGTCTCGCGCATGACACGCCCAATGGATTGAACTATATCCGATTTGGGTGTTGCGAGAATGACTGTGTCGAGAGAAGGTATATCCAAGCCCTCGTGTGCCTGACTAAATGTCGCGCATATGATCTGTTTTGTACTCGATGCAGTGAGGTCAGCCTCCTTCATACCTCCCATGTATAACCCAGATGTCTTGGGGAAACATTCGTGTAAAAACATACAGTGATGTCGCCTGTCGCTCAATACGAGTATCTGTCGTGTACTTTTAGCGATTCTTTTGATGAGATTGACGAGCATCGTATTACGTTCGCGCATCTCCGTGAGTTCTGTAATCATGGTTGACAGTGACAATTTACCGAAACGCGTACATGGGGGTGGGTCTCTGAATCGCGCACACTCAAACTCTATAGGAAACACTTCGACCTGTTGTTGATTCTCTCTTTCTACCGCAAAAAATGTGGGACCCATAAACCAGTGAAGCACTTTCGTGAGTCCATCTTTTCTATTCGGTGTCGCCGATAAACCAAATATGTGTTTGGGACACATCTTAAACAGAGATTGACTAAACACCTTGGCGCATATGTGATGTGCTTCGTCGACTATTAGTGTACCCACGCTATCGAAATCACCGAATGAATATTCTTTGAGTGAGAGCGATTGTAACATGGCGATGACGAAATCGCAATCGACATCCTTTTTGTTTTGTTGAACTCGACCTATGGTGGCACCCGGACAAAACTGTTTGATTCGTTCCTCCCATTGATTCGCGAGGAATTCCTTGTGCACGACAATCATAGTTCTGTATCCTAGTTTACACGCGATGGCTAACGAAACAGTGGTCTTACCATACCCACACGGAAGGCTGAGGACTCCATGACCTGCATCAATAGCCGCAGCAAGTGCGGCGTTCTGATGGGTGGCGTCTCGGAGCGTTCCATTGAAGCGTATATTGATTCGAATGGGTTCTGGTCTTTTGTCGTCATGAGGTTCCCCCATTTTACTAACTCCATAGTATCTTGGAACGCAGATTCCGTTCTTAGTTTGTCTAAATACCTTAAAAGGTGGTGGAGGGAATCCGAAGTCATCGTTTACTACGGCTCTTACCGTGAGCTCCTTTTTTATTTCGGGTGGAGGACTATTAATTATGTATCCACTCCTTGTGAGCATACTACTGTATTAAAGATTGGAAACTTTAATAGAGTACATACGAGATGCCAAAGTTGAACGTTGAAGAAAACATTAAGAAGATCCAAGAAGCCATCGAGGCGACTTACCAAGAGCTTCACAGGCTTCAGGGAAGTCTCCGCGTGTTTTTGGGATTCAAGGAGAACGGTTTGGAAGAGATTGATATTCCAGAGAAGAAGGAAGAGGAAAAGGAGGTGTCTGAATCGTCTTAATGACCCAGGCATATCCACTATGATTTGCGACGTTCCACGCGCCACTAAAATTTGCTAATATTTTGACTTTGTCACCCTTAGCTAGAGATTGCACGGGTGTGTCACCTTCGACGGTACACATCACGCGTCTGTATCTGAATGGTACTTTGATTGTTAAAATATTTCCCTCGAGTGGGTCGTCGACTTTTTGTTTGTTCATGATGAATTTAGATTTACTGTCTTGAAGTCCGTGTATGTAATCACGTGTTCTATCATTCACTATCACACGCATGTACTTTTTATCGTTATATTCGTACATGGGTTCATACACTTCACAATCCATAGGAATCATGATTTCCTGGTATATATAGTTATTAGAATTAAAGCTATAAGTACGAATAGCACGAGTGTGACTCGTATAGGTTGTAAAGGCCCCCTCGTGTTAAATTCTTGCTTACAGAATGACCGACCAACCTCTACCGCAGCTTCTATGCTCGAGTAAGGCGTGTTTCTAGGAGACATCATGCCACACAACGCTACGTGTTTACTTTTACCGAAGAAAGGTACTTGTCCATGCAAACTCAAAACACCCGATGATTGTTCAAACTTCCATGTATTCTCTTTCCATTCGGCACCCCACCCGATTCTCGCATGTGTTGGTTCGGGGAGATTGAGTTCTCGTATGACTTCCGCTTTGAGTGTGTCTGGATTCATGGCTAACACTTCATCCGTGAGGTCACATATCACACACGAGATAGTCTTACCGTCGGACAATACCACGGGTTGAAGTGTGTGCACCGTATTCATACCGACCTCGAGGTCGGATGGTATCGTGACTGGTTCGTCGTAGTCGAGTAACACATTAATACACCCGTATGTACTTGGACCTATCTTCTTTGTCGCATCCGGACCCCAATTGTCACCGATGAGCCCAAGTGCTTTACTGTTATCCACACATAACACGAGGAGACCATCGTTTATTTTGACACCATCCGTGAAAGTCGCGACGTATCCATCTTCAGGATATTCAACTGTGTCTAATTGTGTATTAAACATGAACGTCACACCCTTTTCTAAGAGTGCAGTCT